CTTGGACGTCAGCTCTTGGGTGAAGTTCAAGAATGTTCAACTTCAGCTGAGGGGCACAGCGAGAGCCTCCAAAATCGTTCTGGAATGGCATGAGCTGGCCGTAGCCTAAGAACTCTCCGACTAAGTCTGAGTAGCGGATGAGGTTGTAGGCTGGTTTGAGTTTAAGGATTCTTTTTCGATACTCCTTAAAAATATCGGGGCCGTGAAAGAAGAGCTCACGTAGAGCTGAATTGCAGTTGTCTTCACAGGCCTTCTCTGGTTCGAAGGTCTTTCGAATCCAGTTTATTGTTTCAACTGCATTGGGGATGGGCATTTGCGGCACATAAAAACCAAATTGCTCACCGATCTTGTTCTTTAAGAAGCTGGTGTCTTTGATTTGTTTGTAGGCAACTTGCTCAGTTCCCTTTTCGGCGGCACCATAGGTGATGTTGCGCGTGGCCAGGTAGGCTCCAACGGTTTCGGCATTATAGTGGTCGATCAGTTCGGGCTTCACAGAGACGACATTGTCATCTCCGTAAATCCTAGTCTTGATCATCCGACGATATGCGTAGATTGAGTTGAGTGGAGCAGGTACCAGGGCGAGAAACGCGATCCTGAGGTACAGTTCGTTGACCATGGTGTTCATGACCACGGTGAGGGGGCTTCCGGTGGCGATGCCCCCCTTGGTATCGTAGACTAGGTTCTCGTAGATGTGCATTGCTTGCGATTCGGACAACATGAAGGTTCGGCGGAGCAAACCAAAGTCGTCGTCATAGTACGCGTTAATGACATCGGCGAGACGTAGAACGAGTTGGGCACTCACGGTGCCATCCCAAGCGCTGTAGTCACCATCAAATCCAATGGGAGAATTGCTAAGCAAGTAGGTTACATGCTTATGCCATTCTAGAGAGGATTTGTTGATTCCGACAGCAGAGAATGAGTTGTTGTGCATCGAGTAGAAGCACGCAACAAAGTCTTTGAAGTACTTGGCGGCGATGAGTGTGGTGAGGAGCGAGCTGGCTGAGAAGATTCTTGCGGTCTTGTATTTCTCTGGCGAGCGTCGTTCGTCTTTGAACAAATCACTATATGGGAGTTCTGGTATGTTGCCTTGCAAGAAGACAGACTCAACCAAAGTGAAGTCGGCGAGCAGGCGTGGGCCTGGTGTGCGGATTATCCCGTTCAGTTCGATAAGGTCGCGTTTGGACAGACCTTCGAGGTTGTAAGGGAAACCAGCTGAGGTGGACATGTTAACACCTTCATAGTAGTCCTCTCCGTCAATCCCGTTCAGCATCTGGTGCCAATCGAGAATGCGCTTCGGTCGACGAGGCGCGGCGGCGAGGATGTCCTCGGTGAGCGATTCAACGGCTTGATTGACAAGGTGTTCAGGGAAGTCTCCACAACCACGGTATTTGTTAATACCTTTCTGGTATGGGTCCTCCTCACAACGCTTGTCTCGGCGGTTCAGAATAGCTGGGATTGTTATCGGCTCGGAGATGTGACCATGCAGGGGAGATTTAAC